ATTTTATGTAACTGGTCAAAACTCAAACCTGAATAACGCATTAAATCTGTAAATATATATAGGTCTGGGCGCTGGTTGGTTAATAAGTATTGTACAAAATACTCAATAGCAACTAATAAGGCGTCTGGTTCATCTAATACATCAGGGTCGTCAACTGCTGACATTGAAATATTAATTGCCTGTGCCGGTTGCGGGTAATCTTCTGGTTTAGAATTTTCTGCAAAAATACTTAATATAAAGTGCCAAATATCCACCAGTTCTAAATGTACCTGGGCTAAATTTGGCTCCTGTTTTTTCCACCACTTCCAACCAATGTGGTCCATCATTTCTGAGCATTCAATCCAAATGGCGCGGCACCACGCATTTTTTTCAGCTTTCCAAACTGGGTTAACTCGGGAATTCATAGCGTCTTGAAGATAAAGCATTTCTAAGATTTTTTCTTTCATGGGGTCGGCTCCTGTTATGTCGTCGAATAAATAAAACTTTAATTTTTAAAAAAACGCAACCGCTTTTTAAGTTTGGGTTGCAATTATTAAACAATTTTCGTTAAAAAGATAGGGCAACCGGCACCACTTAAAAAAACAGAAGAACAAATAAAATTAGATTTAGAAAGCCAAGATACAAGTAGAAAATTCACTAACGCCCGCGCTACCAGGTTAGATGCACAGGCAGAAATGGCGCTAATAGAATTAGCCAAAGCAAAAGAAACTGTTTTAGATTTAGTATTAGCAAAAAGTGAAATGCTAGCTATAGGTAAAACACTCTCTAAAAGTTTGGCGGTTATCGGTAGAGCGAACGCCGAAGAATTAGCGCAAGAAACCGACCCTCAAAAAGTGAGAATAAAAATAAACGCAATCATAAACGGAATGATTGAAACAACAATTTATGAGTTAGGAAAAATATAGTAATGAATCAGCAGGGACAATTACGCGACGCATTTTTAGAAGGCTTCACACCAAAAAAATGTGCCACCGATTCGTTCATGGTGTGACGAAAACATATATATAAGCTCTGAAGAAACGTCTATACCACAGCAGTACGATGGCAGTTTAACTCCATACTTAGATGAACTTTATAAAATAATGCACCCAGACCACCCAGTACAACAAGCTGGAGTAATGAAAGGCACGCAATTAGCGTTTACCACGTTAGCTAAAAATTGTATTGCGCACAGAATTGTTAACGATCCATGTTCATTTTTGTACGTCTTACCTACTTTAGTTCTAGCCAGAAAGTTTAGTAAGCAACGTATTAAAACAATGATCGAACACACCGACGCGTTAAACGCATTAATCGATACATCAAAAAGCAGAGACTCAGATAACGCATGGGATTACAAAGGTTTTCCTGGCGGCGTGTTAATGATTGGTGCGGCAAACAGTGCGGCGAGTTTAAGCCAATCGCCAGTACAGTTTTTAGTGTTAGACGAAAACGACCGATTCCCCCGCGACGTAGACAACGAAGGCGACCCTTCAACTATTGCAATGGGCCGTTTAGATGGTGCTGGTGATATGCAAAAAATGTTGCGCATTTCATCACCCACCGCTAAAGGTTTTTCACACATTGAAAGCGATTTATTACAAAGTGATTACAGAAAATATTTTGTACCCTGCCCTAGCTGCAATTTTTTTCATACGTTTGAATGGGATAATTTTGTAATACCACGTGGAGAAGACAACAGATTTATAACAAAAGAATCTTATTTTACCTGTCCAAAATGTGCCGCAGAAATTCAAGAAAAGAAACACAAAACAAGCATGTTAGCCGATGGTGATTGGAAGCCAACCAAACCAGAAAATATAAAAGAAACAAAACGAGGCTATCATTTAAGTAGTTTTTATTCGCCAGTAGGCATGTACAGTTGGGAAAAATTCGCAGATGCCTTTGCTGATGCAACCGGGCCAGAAGGAACAGTACATAAATTAAGAGCGTTTACTAATACAAAACGCGCAGAAACATTCAAACAAGTTGGCGCAACTGTTAACCATAAAACATTAAAAAATAGAATGATGGATTGGGGTGATAAATTACCAGATGACACTTGTATTTTAACGTGTGGTGTTGACGTTCAAGACAACCGTTTAGAATTAGAAATAGTGGCCTGGAATCAATACGAAGACAGCTACAGTATTAAATACCATGTAATACCAGGCAGCCCAGGCAATCAATCTACTTGGGATAAATTAGATTTAATTTTATTTCACGGTTTAAATAGAAACCAACGCACCTGGAAACACGCCCTTTCCCCTAAAGTATCATTACCCATTTTGGCAACCTGTATTGATATGGGCGGCCATTACACGCAGGCAGTGTTAAATTACTGCGCTTCTAGAGTTGGTTTAAACGTGTGGGCCATTAACGGTAAAGGCGGGCAAGGTAGACCCGTCTGGCCTCGTAAGATCAGCACTGGAAAACACAAACTACCGTTTTATACAATCGGTGTAGATACAGCAAAAGAAACAATTTACAACCGGTTGAAACTTGAAACCATTAACACGGGTTGTTGTTGGTTTCCAAAAGACCGCGACAAAGAATATTTTAGAGGCTTAACCTCAGAAGAGGTTGTAGAAGACGCTACAAAATCTGGCATACCCAATCGACGTTGGCAGATAAAGACTGGTTTTAAACGCAATGAACCTTTAGACTTACGGGTATACGCTTATGCTGCATTGGAAGGCTTGAAATTACACGGCTTAGTATTAGCAGCTGGTTACACAAAAATAATTGAACGTGCTGGTAGAGGTTAACCAGGCGTCAATTATTATAATAATTGGTGATGTATGGCTGAAGATCTAACATTAGATGAATTGCGTGAACTTAGGAAGGATTTAAAAACCGCTATATTTACAGGCGCTAAAAAAATCAAGCACAACGACAGAGAAACGGAATTCCAAAGCGTGCAGCAAATGCAGCGTGCGTTAGACCAGGTTGACAGAGAAATTGCCTGTTTGTCTGGTATTTCCCCTAGAACGGTATTAACACCCACCGTTATTTATTAGGCGGCCACAATGGCCAAAATAATCAATATAGACAGTATTATTTATGATTTAGACACAGTGGCCACAATTGCTTACTTTGCAAACAAAAGTATGCAGCAAGAATTAGAAGAGTTAGGCACACCCAACTTAAACGAAGTTTTACCCGCGCACGCATCACATTTACTTAAAGCGCTGCAAGAAATTTATGAGGTGGAGCTTGTCGAAAAAATTAAGTGACACAATAATACATTTATGCGGCGGCCCTGCTATCTGGTGCGAACCCTGCGGCCATTTTCATACGTTTCACGTGGAGCAACCAAATTCTTGTGGCGCACTATGGCAATGGAACGAAAACCCCGTTACACCCACCTTTACGCCGTCGTGGGTATGGAAAGCAGATAACAATCATTGTTGCCATTTTTATGTTAAAGAAGGAAAAATACAGTACCTTAGTGATTGCACACACAACTTAGCAGGAAAAACTGTTGATTTATTCCTTATACCAGATTGGGTTTAACCAAATTAAAAAAATAGTTATACTGCTATTTCTTTCAGTCTGGCGATTATTGATAATGGCGGCAAAGGGATTAAGCGGTTTACCGGATTTATTGGCAGATGATCTTGAAACCACACACGACAACAAACAACAGCGGCTTGTTTATTGTCCAGAGTGCGCAGAGGAATACCACATACCCGAAAGCGCCAGCAAATGTTTAATGTGTGGCAATCACAACATAAACGAAATTTAGGTTTAGTTATGGGACAACCAGCATTTAAAACAACGCATGTAAACTTAGGTAAAAAATCACCTACAACAATGCATAGCAGCGACCAAATCATAGGTAATACGCCACGCCACCAAAAGCAGCAGCAAGATTACATATTACCGACGCTTGCGCCAGACACTGTAAACATCAGAGACTTACAGCTACTTAGAAACCGTGGCCGTGATCTATACCGCTATAACCCATTAATCAGGCGTGCAATCAGAAGTAATTCTGCAAACGCTGTATTTACAGGCATTAAACCGCTATTTATCGATGAACGAACAGGTAAAAAAAATAAAACATTACAGCTCGCTTGGCGGCGTTGGGTTTCATTTTCAGACCACGTAGGCAATTTAGATTTTTATTTACAGCAAGCAAAAATAATTCAAGCCCTATGTCATACCGGCGAAATGTTTGTAATACCCAGAGAAGGTCTACCTTTCAGCCCGATAGATTTAAGTTTGCAATTAATCGAAGCTGATTTAGTGCCGATAACGTTAAACAAACAATTACCAGACGGCGGCGAAATAAAGCAAGGCATACAATACGACAGCACAGGTAGAAAAATAGGCATCTGGGTTTTACCACACCACCCAGGCGACCACACTAAAAGCGTGTTTAACAACAAGGCGCGCTTTATACCAACAACGCAAATTTTACATATCTTTGATCCAGACCGAGTTGGCGAAAGTCGAGGCGCACCCAATATAACCAGCGTTGTATCTAAGTCTAGAGATATGCAAAAAATCGACGACGCAACTATAGAGCACGTGCAACAACAAAACGCTATAACAGGTTTTATTACTGAGCCAGGCGGATCAGGTTTAGATTTATCAAAAAACTTTTTTGGTGATGAAACCGTACCCGCCGTTGAACTTGGCAGCGCGTCATTAAGCGCTACAGTAGGTGCGCAAACCAGAACCAACGCCGCGTTACAAATAGGCACATTTAAACGTTTGGGTTTAGGTGAAACGGTAGAGTTTGCAACGATGGCGGACGCAGGCAGAAACTACAAAGAGTTTGCAAACCTTAACTCGCACCAAATAGCAGCTGGCGCTGATTCAACTTACAGCAAAACAACCGGCGACCTTTCGCAAACATCGTTTAGTTCAATGCGCGAAGGTGGCCAAGAGCATCAACGTGGAACAGCCCAAAATTACCAAATGCCATTAATACACCAAGGCTGTAGACCAGTAGGACAATGGTTTTTAACAGCTGCCGTTTTACAAGGTATAGTTACAGTAGAGGAAGCCAGAAATATTTTTATAGATTGGGTTTCGCCTGGTTTCCCGCACGCCAACCCATTACAAGGCACAGAAGCCGATAATAGATCAATACGAAGCGGCACAACCAGCCGTAGCCGTGTAGCAATGGAACGCACAGGTATAGACGCCGCAACGTTAGACGAGGAACAGATGCGCGACAATGAAAGCGCAGATGAAAATGGTTTAGTGTATGATTCGGACCCACGCAAAACCAATCGTAGTGGTAGCGCAGTAGACCAGGCATTAGATAGCGCCGCTGTAAACGACGACGATTAATTCAAACGGAGCCAACCACATGAAAAATCCACTCGCTTTATTTACCACCAGAATGATTGGCGGCGATATGGAAACCAAAATGTTTAGTTCAAGCACTAACGAAGATGGTTTAGCAATTGATCTTTTTGGCGTAGTGGGTGATTACTGGGACGAAAACGAAGGTATTGATTTACTACGCATATTAAATCGAAATAAAAGCGCCACAGCGATTAATTTAAATGTTCATTCTCCAGGCGGATATTTCACAGAAGGGTTAAGTATTTACAATCAATTAAAAGAACACCCAGCAACTGTTACTGCCACAGTGCAAGGTATTGCCGCCTCTATGGCATCTTTTATTATCATGGGGGCTGACAAGGTTAGAGTACACGAAGCCAGTTTTATTATGATACATGAGGCAACCAGCGGTGTTGTTGGCCGGGTAAAAGATATTGAAGAAGAGTTAATCTGGTTAAACAAAGTAAATAAAATGGCTTCCGAAACTTACCAAGCTAAAACAGGATTACCAGCAGAAACTATTAATTCTATGATGGCCGCTGAAACCTGGATGTCTGGCAGAGAAGCGGTAGAACTTGGTTTTGCAGATGAATTAATCCCGTTTGAAGAAGCACAGAAAACAGCCAGCGCGCAAATGATTTCCTTAGTTAAACAACCCTTGCCCTTTGCAGCACTTGACGTTTACAATAACATTCCTTTAAACTTGCTTAACTCAGAACAGACAACCAGCCTGTTAGGCAGAATCAAACAATCACCGGAGCTAAAAACCGTGGCCAAAAACACAAAAGCAACAGCAGAGGAAATCATAAAAGCCAAAGCAGTTTTGGCCGCAGCAAAAGCAAAACAACCAACAGTGCAAGAAGTGGCAGACGCAAAGGCTGTTTTAGCATTAGGTGAAGAAGAAGAACCAGCGGCAGAACCAGCGGCAGAACCAGCGGCAGAACCAGCGGCAGAACCAGCGGCAGAACCAGCAGCAGAACCAGCAGCGGCAGCAGCAAACGAAAACCCAGCAGTAGCTATTGCGCAACTTTGCGAAATAGCGGGCCAACCAGAATTAACAGCTGGTTATTTAACTGCCGGTAAATCAGTTACAGAAGTAACAGCAGATTTAGCCGCAAAAGCAAAAGCCAAACTTGCCTCTATTCCAGTTGTGTCACCTCAGTTTGGCGAAGGTATAGACTTGCAAAAAACAAAATCAATGTCTGAAATGGCGAGAGAGTCTTGTAAAAAACAAGGCTTGAAAGTTTAAGGTTTATTTGTAAGAATCACGTTATTAATTATTAGGCATAACAGAAACTAACCGGAGCCGCCCAAATGTCATTAAAAACTAGCAGCATAACAGAGCCAAAAACCATTGCAGAAGTTATCCATTTTGATTTGGGCGACCACTCGCAAGAGTCTGTTACCGTGGCATCTGGTGAAGGGGAATTCGAAGTTGGCCAGGTTTTCGGAGTTATTACCGCCTCTGGAAAATATGCACTCTATGATGATGCAGCCGCAGACGGCACAGAAATAGCTGTAGCTATAGCGCGCGAAAAAGGTGACGCCACAGCTGCCGATGTAACCAATGTTGCAGTTAACCAACGTGTAACTACAGCAATCATTGGCGGCCTAGTGTTTGACCCAGGTCAAGCAGGCCCAGCACAACTTGCAGCAATCGCAGATTTAGAAGCCGCTGGCTTCAAAATGGCAGTAACAGTTTAATTTTAATCTCTGAAAAAAACGGCAGCAATTTAACTTAACGAAACAATAACGGAGCTTGCAAAATGGCCCTTGATATTACAACAGACCCACGTTTTTCTTTGCAGGAACTTACCCAGGCCATTAACGTTTTTCCGCGTCAATATGGATTTTTAGGTGAATTGGGTATTTTTGGCCCAAGTGTTACGCCGATCGATTCCACTTTTGTTTCAATCGTTAAGAACAATGGTAGCCTGGCATTAATTCCCGTTCGCTCACGTAATGGTGACACGAACAAAAACCCACAAGACAAAGCCAATAAAATCACTATCGAAGTGCCACATTTACCGCTTGATGATTCAATCGAACCAGAAGACGTACAAAATTTAATGATGCACATTGCCAATACCGATAACGGCATGGTGGACCCAGTAGCCAACTTTATGACAAAGTTGAATCAAAAACTGCAAGGCATGGGTCGTAAGCATGACATTACCCATGAATTTTACCGAGCCCAGGCGTTAAATGGATTTATTAAAGATGCAGACGGCACAGAACTTGTTGACCTTTACGCGTTATTTGGCTTGACTCGTGCTAACTTCGAGAAAGATATTGACCTCTCAAGTGCGACCACAGATATTACTGGCGCAATGGCAGAGATTAACGACAGTATCGAGGATAATATTTCAGACGATACTATTGGGGTAGCAGTGGGCAATATGGATGTTACAAGCTACGGTATTGCATCCCCTACTTTCTGGCGCGCATTAATCGCTCACGAAAAAGTAGCTGAAGCGTATGCGTTTCAACAAAGTCAAGCTGGCCAAAACCCATTAACACAAGACTTGCGTAAGTCTGGGTTTATTTACGGCGGTACATGGTGGTTTAACTATAACGCCAAGGTTGGTGCTACCAATTTTGTTGCAGCCGGTAAAGCCCTTATTTGCCCGATCGGAACCACGGAAACTTTTGAAGAGTACGCGGCTCCTGCCAACTACAACGACACCGTTAACA